CAGCGTCCAGAGTGCCAGATGTCGCGAAGACTTTCTTGGAAATCTGGTGGTAGTTGCCCACGCGTGATGTTGGGGTCGCCGCCGCAGTTGCGGTGGTCGCACCTTCATTGTGATAGTTGGTAGCTGACGCCGCCGTCAGCTCCTGCACTTGCCATTCCACAAAGATACCATTGCTGGTCTCTTTTTTTACGTTGCTGAAAATCGGTGTTTCAGCAGGGTCAATGCGGTAAATAATATCGGCGAGCTGTTCCTTTTCGCCGACTGCCGCGCTTGTCGCAAAAACAGTCATTGTAGTTTACTCCTTGGGCTATCTGCCCATTAGATAATTAACGGCGGCATCCACGGTTCCAGCGTCCTCAAAACGCTTTCTCGCTTGTTGCCGAGAACGTGTAGCAACTTCGCGCTTGGTTTTCGGGCGTCCTGCCTTAGCCATCTTTGGCGCCTCACGGGTGCGTTTTTTGGCGGCGGGTTTCTTCGACTGAAGGTTGTCCCACTTCCACGCCTTGTAAAGCAATTCGATAGCCCGCGCGTCAGACGCGTTGGCGATCTCTTCTTCACTAAACCCAATTCGACGCTGTGCGTACTTGATGACTTCCTGACGCTCATTCTCGCGAATGTCGTCGTTCTGCCACTCAGGTATGCGTTGCAACATATCGGCGCGCTGGTGCTGTAAGTGCTTTTCCAGATTGCGCTGATGATCCTGCATCTGCTGTTCTGCGACGCGTTGCCTTTCGGCTTCGACTGCTTTCTGCTGTTCCTTGTACTGATCCCATTCGGTCTTAGCTAGGAACAAGTCACGCTCGCTCATCGTTTCGGCTAATGCTCTCCAATCAGGTTCCTGCTGGACTGTCTGTTGGATTTGGGCGCTCAACAAATCAAGTTGCTGTGCGTAGGCGTCGCGCATTTGCTTAACCTCGGCCGCCTCTTGTTCAAAGGCTTTGCGTTGGTTAGCCAATTCCATCGACTTCCTAGTAAATGACTGCTGACGCTGATAACCGTTTCGCAGTTCGTCTAGGTCTACCTCGATTTCCTCACCGTCAACTTTGACAGTGTATCTTTGCTGAGGCTCCTCGACAACTTCGTCGTCGTCATCATCGTAGTAGTCATCTTCGCCTTCACCGGCATCATCATCGTCAATGTCGTCATCCGGCGCCTCGTCGGCGTTATCGGTGGCGGCATCTAGTGCCTCTGCCTCTGGCTGTTGAAGCTCATCTTGAGCCTCGTTCTCTTCTGCCGCAGTATCCGCTGGGGGATTGCTCAGAAGGGTTAATGCGTCATTCATTGATAAAGTGCCGGTTCCATTCGGATTGTCGACCATAATTAAATCACCTTATTTTGTTAAAAATAGTGCGCCTCTGCAAATCTTCCAGTTGCGCTTCGGCCAATTTACCATCCTCTACCACGCTTTGAAAATACCCCCTTAGGGCGCTAAGTGCTTGGCTTAGATTGTAAATACGCTCGCGTGCCTCTGCGTCTTTGACGTCGCTCGACTTCCACGCCTCGATAAACTGCGTGTCGAGGTAATCAAACGCCTCAACAAAAAGCTCATGCCTTAGCAGGCTGGCGGCTTTCTCGGCCCGCGCCTGCTTGTCCCTTAGTTTGTGTTTGTCCATTTTTCCCTACGATAAAAGTGTGTAACCTGTTAGGTCGGGCGCCTGTTTGAAGTATTGCGGACGTGTAGCCGCGCCGCGCCGGAACGCCAAGTTGGCTGTGCTAAAGTCTGACGGTGTGCCAAAGCCCGCGCCGTAACGCTGGGCAAACATGCCCATACCCATAGGCGCAACGTCAAGTAGCCCCATACGGGCGTAGTCGCCTTCGGCGTATGGGCCAGATGTTGTCATAACTTTACCATCACCGCCGGGCAGGCCGCCAGCTAACCGGCACGCCTGCAAGTCCTCGTCAAACATGTAGCCGTCTGGGCATTGCTGTTCACCGGTGTTTGGGTTGTATGTGGCGGGGACGGTGTCTGGGCCTCTGCCGTCGTCAAATGCTGGGCTTGTGTCATTCCCGCTATATATTCCATCAGCGTCATATACACCCTGAAATTTACCAGTAACATCAAAAGCTGGAATTGAGCCTTGAGTGCCAAGGACGCGCTCCATATTTGACAAATTGGCTTTTCCTAATAACCCGCCAATTATACCCGGAACAGATGGTACTCTAAATGTTTTGCCAAGAAACGAAACGGGATAACCCTGCATAAGTGCGTTAGCGTTTATCATTCTATTTTGTAGTTGATTTCTCGCATATCCTAAAATCTGATTTCTGGCTTGAATATCACCAAGACCTGATGCGCCCGTCCGAATAGCCATCATCGTGTCGTAAATGTCTCTAGCCGTTTGGCGAGAGGTGGGGTCAAAATTATCGTCAAACTGATAATTACCTAAGTCAACGCCTTGTGCGGCGGCGGCGGCGGCGGCAATGTCCTGCTGAACGCTTTGGTCGATGTCTTCATCAGACTGATTGTCGGAAGCGGAACCACCACCACCACCGCCGCCGCCTTCAAAACCGCCGCCAGATTTTTCTCTACCAGAACTATCGCGCTCAGATGGTGGAAATGACGGGATGCCGTGGTGCAACTCACCGGAACCACCATTGTCCATAAGCAGTTGCGCCTCTTCCGGCGTGATGTACGCCAGCAGGTGCTTCTGGCCTCTAATGGTGGTGCGGCGTGGTGGGTTCTTCATAGCCATCGTTATGCCCTCGGCAGGTTCGTTGATATTTCGGCGTCGGTCACAGCCTTAGCCACGCGTAGTTGCGCCTCGGCCTCTAACTCTTGGCGCCGTATGTCCATTTCCATAATCATCTTCTCGCGCTCAAGCTCAAGCTCGGCCTGCATGCGCTCGCGCTTCAACGCGATCTCGGCCTCGGCTTTCTGCTGTGCAAGTTGCATGTCCATTTGCGCCTTCTGCTGTGCCATCATCAGCGCGGGGTCTTGTTGCGGCTGTTGCTGTGCGGCCTGCTGTTTCTGCATTGCCAGCGTCTGGGCGACAACCTGCGGCGAGTTAAAGAATTGATCCGCATCCTTAAATCCGCCAATCTCGGCAATCGAGCGCAACGTGTTCACATACTGCGGCGCTGACACCAGCGGGTTGTCGGCGCCTAACTGCATCAGGATTTGCTCTTGCTTCGCCGCGATCTGCGTCAGGAACGCGATCTTGGTTTCGTCGTCAGTCGTGCCAAGCCCGACCTGCACAATCGTGTCAAACTGCGACTTCCACTCGGCCGGATTAATCGGCACAAAGCTGTTGTTGAGGCGTAGCATCTTCTCGTTGGTGTCGTGCTTTAGCACAAGCGCCAAGATGCCCTTAAACAAGTCTTTCACGCCGGTCTCGGCCATTGTGCGCGCGTAGCTTTCCAGCTTGATCTGCGCGCCGCGTACCGTGGCGGCAACCGCACTAGCTGTCGAAGACTGCAATGCGTTTGCGTCGAGGCCCTGCGACGCGGCACTCATGCCGGTGCGCTGTTCCTTAATCGTGTCGAGGTAATCCATCAGCGGGCGTATCTCGCCGCCCACAGACGCGCCAGCCAGTGGCTGTATCATGCCCGGCTGTCTTACGCGGATCACGCCGCCAGCCTGTGCATCCAATAAATCATCGAGATTTACGGCCCCCTCGACCGCGGCAATCCGCGGCAGTGTCGACGAATACACGCTGTCCAGATACTGGCGCATCAGCGTAGTCTTGATGACCTGCAAGTCCTCGGTCATGTCGTAGATCGAGCGACCGACCAGCCGGTGCGGCATCAGGATCGGCGACGCAACCGCAAACGGGATGTGATCCCACGGCTCGTTGTGCAAAATCTCGGCGCCGTCTGATCCAATCGCGCAGATGCGGCGGCGCTCGGCAATGCCGTCGCCGTCGAAGTCGACGTTCATAATGCACTCGTGGTAAATGACCGAGCGCAAAGTCGGGTCGGCCGGATCAACGCCGGTGGCGGCTTCGATGTCTTGGAAGCGGTTGTTTACTTCGCGGTCGGTGTCCAGCTCATTCTCGCCAGCGTACTTCTCGACCAAGTCGCGGTCGTAACCCATAGCCACAAGCTCGGACACAGTCAGCGACGTGCGGTGCGCCATAAAGTGCGCGTCCTCAAGCGACGTCGCGTGGCGTGACACCAAAAACTCTTCGGGCGGCACGTTGATGACCTTGATCTCGCCCTCGCGCCGTGTGACGCGGACAGTCAAATCGTACTCAGAGCGAAGCGGCACCGTCTCGCCGGTTTCTTCGCTGTACATGCTTTCCATTACGGTTTCGGCCTGCTCGACGATCTCGATGTCGGGGTCGTTCATCAGCATGACCAGCTCGTCTTCGGACAGGCCGTTGTACTCTTCCTCGTCTACGTTTTCTTTTTCCTCGTAAAAGAATTTGACGACGCCCATACGAAATAACAGCGCGTCCTTGAAAAACGTGTGAAGCAGTTTGTAACCGTCATTGCGCTGGTTAATGATGTAGTTAACGTAATTCGACGCCTGCTCGGCGGCCTCGACGTCCTCGGCAGTGCGCGGCGCAAAGCGGACGTATTTGTCGTTTGCCGTAAACACCCGCATCAGGTTGGGCATGATGGCCTCGACGGTGTCCGCGACTTCGGTGGCGACTACGGCTGAACGACCCTCAACCTCGTTGCCCAGCGGCTCACCCAGATAAAAATCAAGGGCGCGTAGGCGCTCCTCGGTGTACTCGCTGTCAAAGTGGTTTAGCGCGTCGGTGATTTCACCTGACACGATCGAGCCGAGCTGGTAGTCGTCCATTTTAGCCATTTTTCTTCGCACCTTTAGCCACGCGTTTTGGCGCGGGTTTTGCTTTTATTGCAGTGGCATTATCGCACACTTCCTTGGTTTGTTCTAGCGGGGGCTGGACGCGGCGTATGCGGCCCACTGCGGGGCGTCGCACCATCATTGCATCGTTACCTTGCGCGTGCCTTTCTTGGCGCCCTTGGATGCGCCCTTAATCGGCGTATTTATCTTGGCCGCAGTCTCGCTGTGTCCGCTGGTCGTCTGCACGGTTTTGGGCGGACGGGGTGTAGCCACAGTCTCGACGGCTGGGTTTTTGCCTTGAATACAGCGTTGCTTAATTTCGCAACGCCCGCGATATGGGCAGTTGTCACATACAATCATTTTTTTGCCTTTTTCTTTTTCGCAGTTTTTGCGGCTTTCTTAAAAGCCATTGCGCTCGGCGCGCCACGCGTGCCGGGCTTTCTCATTTTTTCGCCGGAGCCAGCGGCAATGCGCTTACGCTTGGCGTGGATATTTGCGTACAAACCTTTACCGGGCATACTTCTTGCCGCCCTTGCCTTTTTTCTTCATGCAAGCCATTACTTTTTTCTCGCTTTCTTTTTTGCCGTGTCAGATAGCTGACTGAAGTGTAACACCTTTTTGCTTTTCGGTGTCATCTGCGCGCCGGTCATAATTGTGCCGTCCTTGTGCTTATGCACGGCGCCACGATATTTTGTGCCGTCACGAAAGTAGTGTATTCCTGCCGCCATATCAAACCCGTTATTTTGCGTATTTACCATAAACAGTGTTGTGCGTCTTTTTCTTTTTCTTTTTGCCGGACAATACAAGCCGACGATTGGTAAACTGGTCAGCCACAGTATTCATCAGGCTTGCGGCTGGGCTTAAAACATATGAGGTCAGCATGTTGCCGTTTTTATCGTATGACATATCAACACTTCCATCTGCGTCGAGCCGCCTTGCCGCGCGGGCTAGTCCAGCTCCTCGATCTAGCGCAAAAGCTCTTGCGCCTCTTTGCGTCGGCACTACCCGGCTTTACTTTGCCGGTGACAGGCGCCTTCAAATTCGACCCCGTGGCCTTGTTGTATTTTGCACGACCCTTCGCGGTAAGTCCACCGCCCGCCTTAACCGACAGCTTCTCGCCGCGACCGACTGACAGGCTTACGTTTTTCTTTTTGCGGGGTGCCATTCTTTTGCCTTTGATATTATTTCGATATAGTGTAAACTCTGTTTTTTAAGCAAGGGGTCATATTATGGAAATAGAAACCACACCGCAAGAACACCGTGAAACCATTGTCCTACGCGCAATGGCGCTTGGCAACCTATCACTTGAAGACGCAGAACAAATAGACGCTTTGGTTTGTGATGCGCTTGGCATAGAGCAAATGGAAGAGCCGCCAGAGTTCATTTTACTTGCCCAACAATGAATATTCCATAATCGCGTCAACCAGCTCCTGATCCACGACTTGGCCGGGTAGTTGAGTTTTCATTGTGTAGGCCTTTGTCGCCTCAGAAAACGGTACATCTCGGCCAAGTTTTTTATTAAAATATGTTCTGCCTTCCATACCCTTGTAAGCGTCTCTAAACAATAGCCCTTGAGGTATTGGGTCTCTAAATCCGCCAAGGTAATTTCCTAATATTTGAGCGTCATATGTACTGTGAGGGATTTTTGGATTTAGTAATGCGGCGGCGTTTTGGTCTATTTGCCCCATTGCAAAACCAACTCGTCCGGCCGGAACATCAAGCAAATCAGGCTCAGTAACTGCAACTCTAGTTTTGCCAACGCTAGGAAACCCAGCTTCTTGAGCTGGCTTTTTGTCCATAAGGCGCACAAAAGATTTTCTTATATCAGGTGATACGCTTGCCAAATAATCGCCAAGATTTTCTGAGCCAGCGCCCGGCCAGTTCTTGTCCACTTTTTTCATCTCAACATCAAAAGACTTCATAGCCTTTTTAGTTATTTTTGCTGACGGCAGTTGTTCAGCCAAGGCGCGAGACATAAAGGTTGTAAAATCAACAGCATTTGGCGCCATAGTTATTGTTGCGCCAACAACATCTTTTCCTGTTTCTTCCGCAAGCTGTTGCGCCCTGTTTTTAAGAGTGGACACAACGCCTTTGCCGGATGCCCAAATGGCGTTTTCAGCCTGAGACGCTGGCCCGACCATAAAGTCAGGGCCGCCCTCAAGCAAAACAGAACGCGCTAGATCAGTTTCGTCGATGCCTGTTAAAAGGCCGCGATTTGAGCTTTTGTCGCCATAAAAAGGCATAAGAACCTTGCCTTGTAGGTCTTCAATCGTGATCGCCTTGCGCGGTAAATTAGGCTGATTTGTGCCGGTTACTCTGACATCAATATCCGGCACAGCTCTATCGAGCTTAACGGCACCATACCCCATAGGGTCTAGCTCTGTTTTTGTCGGCGCCTTAACGCGCCCACCCATACCGATTGAACCGGCGGGGCGTTCCATAAGCAAACCGCCACCAGTCACTGCGCCAGCAAGGTCAAACGCGTCCATAAGCACGTCCTCGGTCGGCAGGCCAGTCTCTGGGTCTATGGTCAACGGCAACTCGCCCTGAGAGCGCGCAACATTTCTTGCGATATTCTGAACGAAGCCGGGAAAGCTCGGCACAATCTCGCCGCCAACATTAGCTATTGGCAGGGCAAAATGCGGTGCGGCATAATCACCCATACCGTACAGCGAATTTAGGTAAGCCTCTTCATCGAAGCTCGGCGTACCCTGAGCGCCTGCCATCATCATGTCGTCTGGCGACAGTAAGCCGTTCATCTACATCTCCAAACCCAAAAGACCACCAGCGTCAAGGTCAACGACGCGAACATCAGCGACGTCCGCCCCAGCCTCAATCATACGCGCCAAGCGGTGATGACCGTCACGAACAAAAAACTCCCCGCCCTTTTTAACAACCAGCGGAGGCCCCTCTGTTAAAGTCGCGTCGCCGCCACTAAGCAGACCGGGCTGTGTTGCCTTTAGCTGAGAGATAGGAACAGATTGAACCGTAGCAGGCGGTTCCATATACTGTATCGCGTCAGTGCCATCATCTAAACGAACAATACGAGCCTTAGCCCTTTCTTGCTCGTAACCAGATGTCATTTCCCGCAACTGGTCAAACCGAGCCTTAGACGCGGCCATATTCTGCGGGTCTATAGGCTCAGTAACTACACGACCCAAACCCGCGACTTGTTCCGGCGGTGCAGACGAAGCGGCGACAACCATCTTTTCTGATTTTGTGAGGTCAGGAAAGTCTGCAACCTCAGAAAAAACGTCAGCCGTAGACGCTACCTTAGCGGCTCTAGGCGCCTTCATAGCGGCGCCAACAGGGATAAGCGGTGGCACAACAGTGCCGGCGGCCATAAAGGCATCACCGAGCAATCCTAGCCCCTGCAATCCAGCGTCCACATACTGTCCGCTGCCGATGTTTGACATCATGCTCGGCTCATATTCGCCGGGGGTCGATGCGCTCGGCGCAAGGCCAAAAACGTCGGCGACGCCGGAGCCGGGCGCAAACATCAACCCGGTGGCTACCGGCGCGTACATGTCCTCAAATCGCGTTGGCTCTTCGGAAAGCAAGCCCTCGCCATACGGCCTGTATAAGTCAGCCATCAAACCACCCAGCTATTCTTCGGTTTCAGTGTGCGATTGTGATTATAACCCCTTGAGTAGCCGCCAGCAACCGCACCCTGCCCAGCAAAGGTCAGCACAAACGCGTCGGCCACGTCGGGGCTACGCTGGCCGCGACGCTTCATCTCGTCCTTACTCTCGACCTTTAGCTTGCCGGTCGACAGGTATTTGTACCGTATGCCCGATAATTCCGCCATCAGCGTGCCGTCGTCCGGTATGTGGCAGTCTCGCGCCTCAAACCACTCGCGGCACGACCAAAACAGCTCATCGCGCAACCGGTTAAAGCGATCCTTTAGCGACGCAGTCTCGGATACCGACACCGCGACGGCGGGCATGTCCAGCTCGCGTAGGCGGTCGGCCAAGCCCGCGCCCAAGCCAATCGCGTCAATGTATATCGCCTGCGGGCGCATGCTGTACGGCACGGCGTCGTATTCCGACAGCACGATACCGGCCAGCTCCATCAGGTCTTTGTTCTGCCACGTCTTGATCGGCTCGACCAGCACGTTGCCCTGACGCTTCGCCAGTGCCGACCGGTCGCCGCCAAAGCGTGCCACGTCCAAGCCCCAGACGACGGGGGTGGTTGGCCCCGCCTCAACGTCGCGTGTCACCGCGTCCTCGATCAGGTGCAACGGCAACAGCACGTCGTCGGATTGCGTCGGAAATTCGCCCAGCACGCGCACCTTAAACACGTTACTCTCGGCGCCGTATTTTTGCGCCATTTCGTCGATAAACTTCGGGTCGACGTACTCGCCCTCTTCGCACGACACAGTGATGCAGTGCCACTTGTCGCGGTCGTTATGGAACGCGTCGTAAAAATAGCCGTCGGATCGGGTGGGGTTCCCGCACATGATGATTTTCGCGCCGGGGGTACTTAGCGCGCCCGACGCCGTCTCAAATATCACGTTAGGCACGCCGGACGCCTCTTCGACCACAAACAGCATGTGGGGGCTGTGGAAGCCCGCCAAGCTCTCAGGGTTCTCGCGGCGGCTGGTACGCGCCACAGCGAAGCTGTCGGTTGCGCCTTTGAGCGATATTTTGTCCGACTTAAATTCGAGCAGGTCTTTGAACGCTGGCGGCATATTGCGCGCCCAGCGGTCTATCTCTGTCCATAGCACGTCCGATAGCTGGTGCGCGCTGTTCGCTGTCACGGCTACTTTGCACGGGTAGTGGGTCATCAGCCACCACAGCACGACCCAGCTCTCAAATGCGGTTTTTCCGACGCCGTGGCCGGATTTGATGGCGACACGGTCGTGCTTTGCTATGGCGTCTAGCGCCTGCGCCTGCCATTTTTGCGGCGGGGCGTGCAGTACCGTCTCAACGAATAGGGCGGGGTCGGCGCGTAATGCGGCTATTGCTTCGACGGTGGCGTGGGTGTCAGTCATGCGTCAACTCCGACGGGGGGGGGTGTAGGGGTATATATTTTTCTTCCCGCCCCCCGCGTGTGCGCTGACGGGGGGGTTAACCGAATTTTGGTTAATTTCCGGCATAATTGCAGAAAATGTCGCATAACGTTGATTATGTTTTTTCGGTATGTAACAAAAACAATGACTTACGAAGCCTGTGGATAACTTTTGCGTCATTTGCTCTGTTTTGCCTGTTTTTTGTGCATCTTTTTGTTAACCGATTTTTGGTTAATTTCATCGCGCGCGCGTACTTTATCATGTGTGTTTTCTTTGATTTCTATAGCTTTAGCCTCAACGACATCGGCGTGCTTTAACTGAGCCGCTTGGTTGACTTGCTGTAATAAATCGAGATACGAACCGCCAGCCTCATGCGTTACGTCGACCTGTTGCTTGTCGCCATAAACCTTTGGCAATAACCTAGCCGCCGTCCACTTGTAGTTGTCAGCGACAAGCCTAGCCGCTTGCGGGTCTATCTCACCATTAAGAACACGCCGGTTTATCTCGTCGAGCTGGTCAGCGTATATCATGCCGCGAGACGATAGCGCGTTCATATATTTGCGCTCAAAATCTTTATCGTTGTAAATCTTATTCCAAGCCGTACCCCAAGCTGGCATGTCCTTGTCCTTGCACACTGACTGCCCAGACCGGCCTGACGTGACACGCTCTAAAAACTCTGACCAAACCTCTTCGGTGATCTTATGAGACATCGTCGTCCTCTTCAAAGTCGTCATCTTCAAAAGTCACAATCAGCGTCGGCTTGTCCTCGATGATTAACAGCGGGTTTTTGCACAGGCTACACACGATTGACTGCATGCCCTCATAGACGAACCCCTTAGTCTCTTCCTGACACCAGTCACACGTCACCGGATCAGTGAAGAAATGCACCACATGCCTTTCGCCGAATTTGATTATCTCAGCCATCCACGTTCACACATTCTGCCGCGCACGCCAGATAACCGGCACCGTCGACATAGTTGTCATCGTGATACGGATTGCTTTTGGCGCGAGCCAGCTTGAGCAACGCCATCATCACCCCAACGTCGTGCGGCTCAACCTTATGCCCCAGATGCGTCGACCAGTACGTCGCAATAGTCATAAAGTTGTCTTCCATATCGCCGTGATCGTTTGCGCGATCTTTCGTCACATATGCCTTAGCCGTATCCAAACACTCTGCACGCTTCATTCCACATTTTCCTTCACGTCTATCACTTTTAACTCGCACACGATGCAATCGTATTTCTTCTTGTACCCGTCGTCGCTACGCAAAAGCATAAGCGAGTGACACCTTGGGCAACGCTGTTGCGATAACAGCCGCGCCATTGATCCATCGCCCTTTTCAGTTATCGTCATCGCTACCCTCACTAAACGGCACCGAGAGCGTCGCTATGGGCGCATAGCCACGCATTAGCTCTCTTGGCCACACGTCGACCGTAATGCCCGTCTCAGAACGCTGTACGTTGACCGTCAGGTTCCTGACGTCGATCCACGTCGACTTGCCGAGCAACATGTACTCGCGGTCTTTTACAACGTCATCACGCTCAGTTTCGTAATCCATCAAAACGGTATCTCGTCGTCTATTAGTTTCGCCGTCTTCGTCACGCTCTCGACCACGGCGCCGGGAAACACGTTCTTCGCCTCATCGACAAACGCCTTGGCCTGCTTTTCCTTTAGCCACTGTTCCAAGATCACACCGACCTCGTCAACAGTATAAACGGTCATCTCGCGATTGTCCTGCTTTACCTTACCCGCCTCATACCCATTAGCCGTAATCGCCAGCACCGTTCCATCCGGCATCCGCCCCTCGATGTACTCGCCGGTCAGCGGCTCGGCGCCACCCTCGATGGCCGCACGCTCGATAGCGGCGCAACCCCTGAGCGTCACCTCGACCTCATGCTCAACGCCGTCGCATTTATCGATAGCCGCGTTCAGCTTGTCTAGCTGTTCGTAAAACCGGTCACGCAATTCCACCGGCACAAGCCACGGCAATCTGTCGATACCCCACTTGCGCTCTAACCGGTTCACCTCGTCATCGTATTTATGCAACGCCGCCTGCTGACGCTTTAGCGCCCCTTGGCTCGGCTGATAGTACACCTTATCCGTTTTCGGCTTGCCTCTCGCCACACGCTTCTTAGCCACCATAATTAACCCCTTTTTCCCTCGTAACGTCCGAGCGTAACGGTGTCCGTCCGGTTCCTAAGGAAAACCGGACAGGACGTGACACCGTCCGCCAACCGTGACAGCGTCCGGCGGACACCGGACATTTTTCGATAACTAATTGTTTTCATTTACTATCCACACCCGTCCGCCGTCGGACGCCACGATTTTCTTCTCAATCAGCTTGTGACGCGCCTCACCGGCCCTTTGACGCGGTAAATCGGGACACTTTACCTTGTGCGCCTCGTGCCAAAGTGACGACGCGACGGCCTGATTACCCGTCTCGATAATCACGTTCTGTAGCGCCTCAAGTGCCATCTGCTGGTTTACCGACAGTCCACTGGCCTTGCGCTTCTTAGGCGCCTCAGAGCCGTCCAGACGCGTCAGCACAATGGACGACCCGTCGATCAAAGCCACCTCGGTCATCTCGAACACTTGCTCATCCGCAGGCTCGGCGTCCTTCTGCTTCTCGCACCGCATATATACGAGGTTCTCGTCCTTTGCGACCACCAGAGACGTATCCACGGCGCCTAGAAGCGCGCTAGAGCCGCGCATGCCGCGTGTGCTGTCCTTGCCGCTGTGGTGAATACCCACCAACGCACACTTGCAGTGCGCCTTGAGGCTATCCGCCGCCGCTACCCACAGCCCCAGCTCGGTCGCGCTGTTTTCGTCCGCCCCGACCAGCGACCTTGCCACTGTGTCGACGAATACGCACGTCCAGCCGTCACCGGCACGGTCGATCGAGCGCATCAGCTTCTCGACGTCGCCTTGTTCACGAAAATTCACAGCCACCTGCAAAACGTGAAGATTGTCGCCCACCTGACGGCCGTTGTGCGCTTCCCACGCCTTGAGGCGCTTACCAAGCCCGCCAACGCCCTCGCCGGCGATATACAGCACCTTACCTTGGCGCGTCTGCATACCCTGCCACGGGATGCCCTCAGCGATTGATAGCGCCATATCGAGCGCGATAAACGACTTACCCGCACCCGGCGCGCCATACATAACGCTGAGGCCGTGTTGCGTGATAAGCCCGCTATCGCCATCGCCAATCACCCAATCGATCGGCGGCATGTTGCGTATGTAGCTGGCGCCAACAAAATCGAAGTAATCGCCGTCCGGCTCGCCCGCGTTGTCGTTGTGCGCTGACTGCTCGACGACTGGCGCCTCACCCAGCACCGGTGCCGCCTTAACCTCGGACAGCAGGTCTTCGATATCCCGACCGCCGGCGAGGTAGTCGACGACGTCGCCCTTATCGCCTAAGCCTGACAGCTCGACGACCTTGACCGCCGCCGCACCGTCAAAAATATTGGCGACCACCGTGTCGGCGTGCGCGCGCCCCGCGTCATCGTTGTCTGGCAGGATCACGACATTGCGGCCCTCGAACCACTTGTTCAGCTCCGGCTTCCAGTTCTTCGCCCCGCCATTGTTTGTTGTGGCGACGATACCGTGGCGCGCCAGCCGGTCGGCCGCCTTCTCGCCTTCCACAATGAACACCGGCATGTCGGGCCGTGCCAGCATGTCGTGCAGGCGGTACGGCACCGGCGTCACGCCGTCTAAATTGTGTAGCCACCCGCCGTTACCGTCTGGCCTGACCTGTCGAAAGGTTTTCGGCTCGTAGCGGCGTATCTGGTAGACGACTTCGCCGTGTTCGTCGGTGTAGTCGTACACCGCACTCATAAACCGCGCCGGTTGCAGTTTGACTTGCGCCTGCTTTTGTATGCCAAACTTCTTTTCGAGAATGTCGGGTATGCTACCCATTATGGTCGCGCCCTCATTTAGACGCACCAAGTCGACGACACCGCCGCCCTCGTTGGCCTCGAAGTCGAACCAAGTGCCTTTGCGTAGGTCGACTTCTTTTGAGCCGTGCGTACCCCAGCGCAGAGTATGCCCGCGCTTCTGGTTAGGCTCGCCCCAATACGCCTTGGCGACCGTCTCTATGTAACTCGCAATATTGCTCATAATAAACCCTCGACCCCTGTTCCCTTGAAGGTGCGGGCGACGGCCAAGGGAAAACCGCCGCCCGCCACGCGATCAGAACAGGTCGCCGCCTGCGCTGACGGCGGCCGGTGGTGTTGCCGCCATAGGCGGCGCGACCGGCGCTGACGCGTGTTCTTGTGGCGCGGGTGTGCTACCCGCCGCATCCATAGCCGCTGGGCGATCCACCCAGCTCACGATCTTCAGCGTTGGCGCCTTAAAACGCAACTCGCCCTGCGGGCTTTGCATCTTGATCGTCTCAGGCGTACCGGCCTCGATGACCGGTATCTTACCTGCATTGGCGCTACGCTCGGCCACAAACTGGTCGTGAAGTTTGTCGACCACCCGCAGAACCGTCTTGGCGCTGTGGCTAAACTCACGCGGGCCACTCTCGCCGCTGATGACCACGCGCATGCGGAACGCCTGCTTGTGGTCATCGCTTGGCTTCGCAACCATTGCGTCGCCAATACGCACCATATGAAAGTCTGGGGCGCCTGACGCAAAACTCAGCCAGCCCACTTCCATATTGTCGAGGTCTGCGGCGAATTTGAAGCCCGGCGCAATATCCTCTTCGTTCTTCTGCCAAGTCCCGTCCGCGCCTTGGACGCGGTCTTGCTTGATCCAGTCACCACCCTTAGCGTCAAACTTGATGATCGGTAAAATGTCCCCGCTTGAACGGGCTTCTGTAGAAAATCCTAATGCCATAACTTTAACTCCTTAACGTCAACATTAGTTATCAAATGACCTGATAATCATCAGATCGTCCAGTTTGTAGTAGGCACAGACGTCGGCGTCCTGTGGGTCGCCTCGGTCTGACCTACCACCCTTCATTACCTCAAAGTCGCTGGCAAAATTCAGTCGCGCCAGACAATCGAGATAGAGAAGCAAAAGATAAGACGGCAATCCGGTAATGTCTGTCAACTGCCTTGCCTTCAAAACTTTGGACAGGCTGATCATCACCGACGGGTATGCGTCGTGCATCACACGGCGCGCCTTAACTTCGGCAAAGCCGCAGATAGAGCCGCCGCCTCGCCGGTCGTGTATAGCGAAGTCTAGCTCATACCTGACCGGCAATTTATACAGGTCGTAGCCCTCACCCGCCAGTAGGTTAGCGACGCGCTGTTCGTTATTTATATCGGCCTGCGTCTCATACTTTGGCATCGTGCGCCTCTTTAATTGCCCACAATATACGCGCCGCCACCTGCGGCACGATGCTATTGCCTAGCTGTCTAAGTCTGTGTACCCGACCGGATACCCCATTAGCCACTCGACCCACTGCGGGTTCAGGCTCCCACCAACGGCATTGGGCAGGGTATCCTTGGGGTTGCCCTTGCGCTCTTGCCTGCCCTTGCCAGACATCCCCTTGTAATCCCTCGCCGCTGGCGTCGGGTACATCTGCGCCTGATCTTTCAACCGCGTCTGTTTCTTTTTGCCGTTGTGATCTATCCAATACAAGCCTGTCCACGTCCAATCGTCTCGCTTCGGTGGCTCCCCACTGCTTGCGCTCGGCGTCGCCCATAGCATCGGCTCTGCTACTTGATCCCGCAGATTGCTCGATCTCTTGCGTCTGCCTGTCAAGCTCTCTTTGTATGCGCCCGATATCCCCGACGGCAGATGATCCATCGTGTTCGGCGTCGCCCACAATGGCTCGTTCCATCCGCTGTTCATTGACGGCGCTAACTGGTTCGCCTTGGCTGTCGGTGTGTGCAATAATCCAGCATCTGTCTCTGCGGTGGTAGGCGTCTGCGGCGACAGCCGGAATAACAAAGCACCTTGCTTGGTATCCTTCGGCTTCCAAGTCAGATAGCACCGTGTCGAGGCCCATAGTGATGTGTCCAGCAACATTTTCTCCAATAACCCAAGTCGGCCTGACAGCTTGGATAATTCTAAGC